TCTTTGATATAATGGAGGAGTATGCCCTGTCATTCTATGAGACGGGCACTCCTCATCCTGATTCCGTTACACACATTATTAGAGATTTAGATGGCTAAGGTAAAAAAATCGTTGCTCGGCGGCACATTTATTGAGTCTACCCCCAAAAAAACTCGTCAGGGTTCTGGCAAGAATACAAAACTTAGCGCGACGAGCGCGAACGCGGCTCGTAAACGGTATCGTGGGCAAGGTCGGAAATGAGTCAATTAATCGTCAACCTTCCTCCCCAGAAAGTATGGGTAAGGAAAGAGTATCTTAGAGATTTTCAAGATGGGTTTGGCGAATTTGTAGAGGGCGTCTGGGTATCGGCAAAGTCGATCCCTGGACGCGCTTTTTATTTTGAGACATACTTACCCAAGTATGCTGCAATGTTCGACAAGCTTCCTATCTCTGCATTTTTATCCCGACCAGAGACGCCTGATCCTGATCTAGACCTACCTAACCTACAGTTCTGGAACTGCATGGACTATGGCGTCAGATGCCTTGAGAAGCAGTTTATTGGGTCAATGGACTTCCAAGTACGCACACGCAATTTCGGCACCCTTAACGGCGAATATTGCTTCACTCTAGACAACTTCCACCCAGACACAGACACTACAAATACTAATGTTAGTGAAATTCCTGAGGAACATAAGTCTCATAACTGTATTGAGCTGGAAAATGGGCAATTTTGCTTGTATCCCAACAATCGAACACGAATCTTTGACCTCTCTATAACCCCCGAAACGCCGCTCGTGCCCGACTTTAAGGTCAGTACCAGGTATTTCCAAGTAGAGAACGGTATTAGATGGGGTAGGCTTGGTGATTGTGAGGAATACTTCTGGGAGACAGAATCAGAAAAGACAGAATAAATAGCAAAATATGGTGTTTTCTCATGCCACATGACTTCTTAGACAATCTTGCTGCTCATCAGCACGAAAAAATGCTGAGAGAAGTAGTCGGTGATCATAAACATGATCTCAAAAGGCAGACTTTACTGCACGAAGAGATCAGAAATGACGAAGATTATGATGATTGGGACTACGGAACTGAACCTAGTTACGGAAAGCCTCATAAATAATCTCGATATATAGTGCCATTACATGGCTTCACAGTCCTCTAAAGCATTTAAAGACATTAGTTTGTCTTTTCAACCCCATCCAGTAACTGGAGATATCCCAGTTCTGAAGAATGAGGATGCTATTAAGAGGGCTGTTCGTAATTTAATTGAAACTAGTGCAGGCGAGAGACCATTTAAGGATGCTCTTGGCACTGGTGTTCGTGATGCGTTGTTTGAATTCATCGATTTTCCTACTGCATCAGTAGTAGCGCAACAAATTTTCGATGTTTTGAATGGTTTTGAGGGAAGGATTGACAATGTTATTGTCAATGTAGAGCCAAGACCCGAAGATCATTCCTTTGAAGTGCAAATTTCATACGATATTATTGGTGATTCTTTCCCCAAACAGGAATTTGAGTTCTTGTTAGAAACAACTAGGTAGATAAAATGCCCTTCACTAAGTTCACAAACCTAAATTTCGACCAGATTAAGGAATCTATCAAGGATTACCTCCGATCTAACTCGGATTTTAGTGATTTTGACTATGAAGGTTCTAATATGTCGGTGCTAATCGATGTATTAGCATACAATACCTATATTACAGCCTTCAATAGCAACATGATTGCTAACGAAGCTTTCCTTGATTCTGCCACTTTGAGAGAAAATGTCGTCTCTTTGGCAAGAAACATTGGTTATGTACCGAGATCTAAGACAGCTCCCTTAGCAATTATCGATTTTGACTACCCATTTAACGGAAATAGCAATACTGTAACACTAAAAGCTGGTTTAGCAGTGGTTGGAGTCATCAATGACACCAATTTTGTCTTCTCTGTACCCGAAGATATCACTGTAACTAGTCCAATTGATGCTGGACAGAGCCCAACATCGCAAAATCCCGCTAGAACTGCCAAGTTTAGAGGAGTTTCGGTCTATCAAGGCACATTTTTAACAAGAAGCTTCATTTCTAACGGAAGTTCAGAGCAAAGATTCCTCTTAGACAACCCAGGAATCGACTTAGATACCCTAAAAGTCACTGTAAGACGGTCTGGAGCGTCTGCTGGTCTCCAATTCTCCAAAGTTGACAATATTATCGATGTAACTAGTGGGTCAAACATCTATTTGATCCAAGAAACGGCAAATGAGACCTATGAGATTCTCTTTGGCGACGGTATTTTTGGTACAAAGTTGAATAATGGCGATCAGATCGATGCTTCGTTCATTCTGACTGATGGAAAATCAGGAAATGAGGGTAAAAACTTCTCATTCTCTGGCAGAATTGTTGACGACTCTGGTAATCCTGTCGCAACACCCTCTACAGTCAATGTAATCACCTCTCAGCCTGCCCGTAATGGCGGCGACATTGAGTCAATTGACTCCATACGATACTTTGCTCCTAGACTCTATTCAGCGCAGTCTAGAGCGGTCACACCGAAGGATTACGAAGCTATCGTTCAAGACATTTATCCTAACGCAGAGTCCATTTCTGTTGTTGGTGGAGAAGAATTAGACCCACCAGAATTTGGAACTGTAGTTTTAAGTATTAAACCCAAAGGCGGAACATTTTTGTCCGACTTTACGAAGACAACTATTCTATCACGACTGAAGCAATATGGTATTGCAGGTATCAACCAAAGAATCAAAGATCTGCAGATTCTTTATGTTGAACTTGATGCCTCTGTCTACTACAACAATAGTATTCTAGATGATGCAAATAGTTTGAAAGGAGAAGTTACAGAATCTCTTACACAATACGGCAAATCTACTAATCTGAACGCATTTGGAGGTAGATTCAAGTATTCCGAAGCTCAAAGAATCGTTGATCAGACTGATCCTTCGATTACCTCCAACATTATGAAGGTAACTATGAGAAGAGACCTCAAAGCTCTTGTCAATCAGTTTGCTCAATATGAATTGTGCTTTGGTAATCAGTTCCACATTCTAGAAGGTGGCGGAACAATCAAATCCACTGGATTCCAGATTGATGGATTCCCAGAAACTGTGTATATTTCTGATATTCCTAGAGATGATGGAAGATTTGGTGATCTTGCTATCTTTAAACCTTCACCTGCAGCAGGTGAACCCGCCACAGTTGTTGTTAAATCTGCAGGAATTGTAGATTATCTTAAAGGTGAAGTAATTATTAACACAATTAATATCGATGGCACAGTTAGGGGTAACAATATCGTTGAAATTCAGGCTTATCCTGAATCAAACGATGTGATTGGATTAAAGGATCTTTATCTTGCATTAGACATGTCAAATACCAAGATAAATATCGTGAGAGACACGATTTCCTCTGGTCAGCAAATTTCTGGCATTGGCTATCAAATCACTTCTAGTTACTCCAACGGAACGCTAATCAGACAGTAGGATGATCGAAACATATTCGCCCCTAAGTCCTCGGGTTAAAACCTATCAGACGGTAAGTCAGACGATACCTGAGTTTGCTACTGCTGAAAATCCGTATTTCACAAAATTTTTAGAGCAATATTATATTTCTCAAGATTTTCGTGGTGGTCCAGCTGACATCATCGAAAACCTTGATGCTTACATTAGTTTAGACAATTTAACCAAAGATGTAATCAGAGGAACCTCTTCTTTGGGGTCTTCTATCACTGCTACTGACGATACTATCGTTGTAGATGACACAGATGGATTTCCTGAAAAGTTTGGTCTCTTACAAATCAATGATGAGATCATTACTTACACTGAAAAGACCCAAACTTCTTTTATTGGGTGTACTCGTGGATTCAGTGGCATCACATCTTACAGAAGAAGGAATGATCCCTCAAGTTTAATCTATGAGGACACTACTGCTGCAGCTCATGAGTCTGGTGCAAGTGTTAATAACCTCAGTTCTTTATTTTTAAAAGAATTTTATAGAAAATTAAAAGCAATCTATGCTCCTGGTCTGGAAGGTGTAACTTTATCACCAGATTTGAATGTAGGAAACTTTATTAAGGAAGCTAGAAGTTTATATGAATCAAAAGGAACTAGAGCTTCCTTTGTCATTTTATTCAAAGCGTTATTTGGTCTCGAACCAAAAATTAATGACCTTGAAAAATATCTAATTAAACCGTCATTTGCAAATTATGTCCGTAGGAAGAGTATTTCTGTAGAAGTGCTCTCAGGAGATGTTCTTAAGATTGCTGGTGAGACTCTATTCCAAGATAATGACGAAAACAATGATAAAATCAATGCAGCTTCTGGTCCTATCTCAGAAGTAACTCAAATTAGAGATAATTTTTATAAGTTATCGCTTTTTACTGGTTTTGATGAACGATCACTAACTGATGGTACATTTGTTGTTGCTGGTAGAACTAAAAATGTAGGAAAAGTTGGTTTGGGTGCAACTGTATTGACAGTTGACTCTACCATTGGTTTTTCTACTGCAGGAACACTCCAAATCGGGTCTTCTTCAGACAATTTTTATCAAGAACTTAATTATACTACAAAAAGTGTAAACCAGTTTTATGGTGTTGATACAACTACCGTAGAAATTCCCGATAATTCGACTATTAGTGCTCCTACAGTTGTATATGGTTATGAAAATGGTGATTTAACCAAAAAAGTAGAAATGAGAGTCACTGGACTCATTTCTAAGTTTAAATCTAACCAACCTCTTCGTAATTTAAACTATGGGTCTGATATTCGAGTAAGAAATTTAGGTAGATATTTTGATTCTGATGCTGGAACTTATGAATCTACATTTTTCAACAGCTGGATTTATAATACATCAACTAGATTCTTAATTGAGACCGCTTCTGGTTCAAATTTCACTATTGGTGGGTATGTTGATCCTAATTCGTTAAATGTTGGCGATACTGTGGATATTCTTCGTAGAAGAGAAACCACTGTGGTTGCCTCGGATCTAAAAGTAACAAATATCAATAGAATTACTAATTCAGTTACCGTTAGCGGTAATGTTGGTACTCTTGATCCAAATTTTGATCATGATTTAATCAGAAGACAGAAAAAAGCAACATCTACTATCGTTCCTATTCTTGGTGGCGACGAGCAGTTGTTAGCTGATATCAATAATGCTTATATTTCCGACGAATCCGTATCTGCGAGTGGAAAACGCGAAGCTTTTGTTGCATCTAGCTCTCTTCCCAGCTATCCTATCAACATTGATAAAGTTCACGCCAAATTAACTAATCCAACTCTTGCATTAGGTAACTGGCAGGGATTTGATTCTGTTGAGAATGGATATTCTATTATTTCATTCAACAATGCCGTTCCTTTCCAGACTGGTGATGAAATTGCGTATGTTCCTGGAGCAGGAACCCCTGGAATCGGTGGAATTGATCAAGGTAAGACATATTTTGTTGAGGTTCAATCATCCAACAACAAAATTAAGCTTTTTCAGTCAAGATCGTTTATCAAAGCTAATCTTCCCCTCTATTTCTCACCTCCACTTTCTGGAAACACTGGAGAGCATGATTTTGTTCTTGCATCCCAAGCAAGAAGAAGTATTTTCCCATCTAGACCAGTTCGTCGCTTCGTTTTAGAGCAAGATCTTACTAGTGGTAAAGAATTGCAGACAACATCTGAAAGAACTGCAGATGGTAACACTGCGATGCTTGTAAATGGCACAGAAGTGCTGAATTACAAGGGTGCAGATGTGGTTTACTTTGGTCCACTTGAGAGACTGAATATTTTAAATTCTGGACAAGATTATGATGCTCAAAATCCACCAAACATCATTATCACTGACGAAAATGTCAGCGTAGCTAATACTGCAGGTGCAGTAGCTGTGGTTAGTGGTAGTGTAAAGAATATTTTTATTGACCCATCAGAATTTGATATTGACAAGGTTACAAGTATTGAAATCTTTGGTGGAAACGGTTCTGGAGCGATTGCAAGGGCATTCTTAGAAGAAAGATTTAGAGAAGTCTTCTTCTCTGGTGTCAGCACCAACCTTGGTGGTAATACACGCTCTTTTAACGATACCATTGCCTTTAGTAATGATCATAACTTCTCAGATGGTGAAAAAGTCATCTATGACAGTAATGGTGGGGCAAATCTTGGTATTGGAACAACTGGACCAGCGGATGCAACATTATCTCTTTTCAATGGTCAAGTATATTTCGCCAATGTCAAGAGTCCTAAAATTATCTCTTTACACAACAATAAAAACGATGCTGTTACAGGTGTCAACAGCATTACCTTTGATGAGAACGCTCTCATAGCTAATACTGGTGTTCACTTCTTTAGAACAGCAGAACAAAGAACAACAATTGGCAAATTAATCGTTGAGGATCCTGGTGAAGGATATTCCAACAGACATCTTGCTGTAAAACCTGCTGGCATCAATACAGCAAACAATTGGGTCTATTTTGAGAGACATGGTTGGAAAAATGGTGATATTGTAAATTACACCTATGATACAACTCCAGTAAGTGGTATTGACTCGTCTAAACAGTATAAAGTTCTCAGATTAGATGAGAATAGATTTAGACTTGCAGAAGCTGGTAATAAAGGCGATAAAGTAGGAATTTTAACTAATTTCTTAAAACATGACAATGTTATCTTTGAAACTCCTGGATCTGGATTCCAAAGATTCTTTAGTCCTGAAATTAAGTGCAATGTTAACATTCTGACGAAAGATAGTCAAGAAAAGACACTGGTTGCCACTCCTGTCGTTAGAGGTGAGATTGTAGACATTCTTCTCTACGAACCAGGTAGAAACTATGGATCAAACATCGTAAGTTTCAATAATTCTCCTAATATCTCCATTCCTTTTGGATCTCTTGGTCAAATTGGTTTAGTAATTTCAAATGGAAAAATTAGTGATGCTTTTGTTCAGAATGGTGGTGATGGATATACTGGACCGCCAGATTTAGAAGTTGTTAGCGTAGGTGCTACTGCAAGAGGTGGTATTCTTAGAAGTGTTGTATCTGGCGGCAAAATCACCGATGTTAAGATCATTTCTAGTGGCGTTGGTTATGCAGATACTACAACTAGCGTAAGTGTGCTTCCTGTTGGGGAAAACTTTAAATGTGAAGCTGCTATTAGACCAATTATTGTCAGTACAGCATTTGACTTAGATCAAGATGAAATGGCAGTGCTTTACCCTAATAATGAGGGTCTCGCTGTAAACTATGTTGGATATGGTAAATCATTTAGAGAATCTTTGGGTGATGATGGAAGTGGTCACTCTCCTATTATTGGATGGGCGTATGATGGTAACCCCATCTATGGACCTTATGGATTAGAAGATCCAGCTGATGTTCAGTCTGATGTTAAGAGAATGGTCTCTAGTTATGAGATTGTTTCTTCAAATATTCCAAATAGACCAGCTTCTTCAATTTTTCCATTCGGATACTTTGTTGATGATTATGTTTACACAGGATCTGGTGATCTGGATGAGCACAATGGTAGATTTACAAAAACACCAGATTTCCCACAAGGTATCTACGCATATTTTGCCACAGTAGATAATTTAAACAAACCAGTATATCCATTTTTCGTTGGTGATACTTATCGTAGTTTTGCTATCCCAGAAAATAATATTCAGGGTGTAATGCAAAACCAGGTTGAATTTGATTTTGAGGGATCAGAGTTAACCAGAAATGTAACTCCTTACAACTTGTTTGGTGATGGTGTCGAATACGATTATGTGTTCCAACCATACAAACTGGTTAATCAGGTATCAAATCCAGACAATCTGATTGTATCTTCTGTTGAAGGTTTTGATATTGAAAATCCTGGTGAGGGATATGCTGTTGGTGAGAACTTAATCTTTGACAATACTGGAACTGGTGGTCAAGGAGCTGATGCAGAAGTTTCTAGGATATTTGGTCCACAAATTAATAAAGTTGAAAGTGATAAGGTAACTCTTACGAATTGCCCAATTGTTCATACCAGAGATGGGGTCATCTTCCAGAATCTCCCATTCCATGATTTCCAAGCAAATGATGTAGTTGAAGTTACAGGTGTCTCTACTTTTGTCAGAAATCTTGAAGGATATAAAAAAATTGCAGTAACTGATTACAGTACAGTTGCAATTACAACTACCTATACAGGTATTGTTACTGACATCCATGTCAGATTTATTCCTCCTAATGTTTCTATTGGCGACTCTGTTGGTATTGGAACAGAGATTGCAAGACTTCTTGATACATTCTCGCGTACAAGAATTGGTCCGTTTATTAGATTAGAAAGACCCACTGGAGTTACTACTACAACAGAGTTTGTAGGAAGTGCAATCACATATTATCAAAATAAGTTTACAGTTCCTGTAGAGACTGATCCGTTTGAGTCTAAGTTCCAGGAAACTTTCTATTTCAATCCCAAAGAGTCTGTTGGTGTTGGAACCACTGTTGGTTTATCAACATCAGTCACGGTGACTGTTGGACCCAATACTGATACTGCCTCATTGATGTCGCAGAACCTCTATCTTGGTACTCATCCATTAGTTAACAATCAGAAGATCACCCTCAACAATAATGGCAACACTGCCATTCAAGCTACTAGGTCTGTGGATCCTTGGGTAACTCCTAGTGCTATCTCAGGAGACTTCTTTGTCACTCGATTTAGTAATGAATCTATCGGTCTAAAGACCACAACATCTTCTGATGAACTCTTCTTTGTCACAAATGGTGATGATTCGTATACTTATTCTATTGTAACGCAATATAAGCAAGAGACTGCAGATGCCACTAGAAGCTCAATTACTATTACAACGGAAAAGGAACATAATTTATCTGAAAAAGACACTCTTAACCTGGTTGTAAAACCTGGATTTGCTACAGGTATTGGAACATCCACAATGGTGGATATTAGACTTCTTGATGGGTTTGTTGTTGTAGATCCTGTTGAAATTCCTACCTCTGGAGTTAATACTGTTACCAATGTATTTAATGTAGAGAGACATAACTTACAAACAGGATTTAAGGTCCTGATGTATGGTGCGAGTGGTGTTCCAACTCAAGTCCCAGGTGGATTAACACAGAGACCATATTATGTTCTGAAAATTGATGATAATAATTTCCAGTTGACAAATACATATAGTCAGCTCTTTACAAATCCTCCTGAAGTTGTTGGTGTAACCAGTGCTGGATTTAATGGTCAAACAGTTAACCCAGTTAACCCTCCAATTAATGTTACAAGACAAAATGATATTGTTTTCAATTTGAGTGACCCAAGTCTTCTTGGATCTGAGCTGAAGATATTCTATGATGCAAATAATTTTAACGAATATGTTGGAACAGGTGATACGACAAACTTACAAGTTATTGGTGTAGGAACAGTTGGTATCGCAACTACCAATCCCTTAGATACTCCACGGAAGACTGTTACTTTTGATTCTAGTGTTACTCAAACTCTCTTCTATGCAATAGAAAAGGGTGGTTACATCGTAACCTCTGATAATGATGTTCTTGCTAATAATCAGATCCTTTATTTCAATAGTGGATTTACGGGAAATTATACAGTAACTGGAATTGGATCGACTACTATTACTGCCAATATTGCAGTAACTCCAGAGAGGTTGTCTTACTTTAGCGATGAATGTGATGAAATTTTCTACACCACAACATCTATTGGTGCTACTGGTGGTATTGCTAAGATTAGAATGCAAAGCGGTGGTATCAATTATGCCAAGTTACCTGGTGTAACTGGTGTCGGATCTACAGGTATCAGTGCAGTTATTAATCCAACTGGAGATAAAGTAAACCTTTTAGATTCAGTTAAAATTCCAACAGATGTATATGGTTATCCATCTGATGCCACACTGAGACCAGATGCATTCTTGCCCAGAATTGTTCAGGTTAAGAATGCAAATAAGCTGGTTGATGCACAAGTTGTATTTGGTGGAAAACAGTATCTTAATGCACCATCTTTGGTGGTATTTGATAAATCGACTGGAGAGATTGTTGATAGTGGTCTTATTGTTTGTGAACTCAGTGACTCTGCTGTAAACAGAGTTGAAGTTGTTGTAAATCCAAGAGGTCTTACTGGCAATGACTATGGATTAGCGCCATTACAAAATAGTAATGGTGTTGGTATTATTGAAGCTTTCAGTGATGTTGGTTTCCTTACTTGTAAGATTCAGACTCCTGTTCTTGGTTATGTAAACGAACCATTTGCAATTGGAGATGAAGTATTCTTAGAGGGTGTTAACTTTAACAATGATGGTGATGGATTTAACTCTGGCGACTATAAATTCCAAAACTTTATTATTGAGGACTATAACACTGCCACAAACCCAAGACAGGTAACATTCAGTTATTCTGGTCTTACTACAAATGTTGGTACTGGTGCAACTGTTATCCAAGGTTTTGGTCAAATTGTTAAAGCAGAAAATCTTGCTAAGTTTACTGTAACAAAACAATTCTCTGATTTCCAGTTAAATGAACCTCTGAGAAGAAATAATGATCTAGCTACAGACCTTGTTCTAGACTCTATTGATACTAAGACTGGTATTCTGGTTATTAGTGGTTCTACAAACCTTGAGATTGACGATAAAATTACTGGTACAAATAGTGGTGACCTTGCGGATGTTCAGGTCATCACTGGGTTTGATGGATATTTTGATATTGATTCTACGGTAACAGCGGATCTTGGTTGGTCTGATAATGTTGGTAAGATTAATGACGGCAACCAGTTCTTGCCAGATAATGATTATTACCAAAATATGTCTTACGCCATTGAAAGTGAGAAGACATATGAGGAATTAGTTAACTATGTAAATGATATTGTTCACCCAGCTGGATTTAAAAACTTTGCAAACACTCAGATCCTCTCTGTTGGTGATGCTGGTGAGTCTTTAGAGCCTGCAGATGATGCTGGTGGACTGGTTCTTGATTTTGTTTCTGATCCTTTAAGAGTTGATTCTATCTACAACTTCGACCGTGCAAGAGATATTAATGCCACTGCAACTGTATCTAAATTCATTCAGTTAGAATCTAATAGACTTTCTGACTTTATTCTTTGTAAGACCAACAGAGTTCTGCTTCATGATGACATCAGTCCTGAGTTTGTTAGCAATGAATCTAACGATCTTAGTGATGAAAGAACAGTTGCATCTATTATTGCGGGTAGAAACTTCTCTAGATATCTGATTCAAACCGTTCATGAAGCTCCTGATCCTAAGAAGAATCAATATCAGTTGAATGAGGCAGTTCTTATTACTATCAATAAGAATACCTACTTCCTCCAAAAGTCTCACATGGTTAATACTAACCAAGTTGGTCTTTCTACTGGTCTTGCACAATTCTTCAGTGTATTTGATGTTAATGCTAATCAAACTCAGTTAAGAATCAAACCATATGAGCCGTATGACACTGACTATGACATCAAGGTCATGCAGCAAGGTTTTGCTGCTGAGGTTGGATCTGGTATCGGCACACTTGGTATTGTAGAGAATATTTCCTCCAATAAAATTGTTTCCACAGGGACAACAACTAATATCATTGGTATTGGAACAACAACTGGATTTGTTGCTGGACTTGCACATTTTGTCGTTATTGACAAAGGTACAAATCACGCGGACTATGTAGAGCTTGCTCTGCAATATGATGGTGCTGACACATATACGACAGAACTTGCATCATTCAATACCAGACAGAGTTTGGGTGGTCTTTCAGCTGGTAAGTTCATGGGAACATTCACCAGTTATATTG